CAGGGCCACATCATTAGTCGTCTCAGGTCGAGACGCAGGCAACTAAATGCCTTGCTGTCGTGTACCCCGAAAGGAGGCAACGACTGGTGTTCGACACCAAAGCATCGGTCCTACGGTTGCGTGCGGCAGGATTAACCTCCGGCCAGGCGCTCGCCATTACTCGTGATACCCAGTTATGGATTAACGAGTGTGGTGAAGAATGGGCAGTTGATCGAGTTAAGTCAATTAAAAAGGACTTACTTCGACACTATGCTGGGTTGAGCCCGGTGAAAGACCATTCGTGGATCCGTTACAGGAGATCCGGACCGAAAGGTTCCTTCTCCGTTCTCTTCCGGCTTCCTAGGAAGCAATTCCGACGAGCCTGGAACTGTGTAATGGTATACTCAGGGGTGTTGCATAACCATCCGAATCTTCGGTTGACTCAACGCCAATGGGTGAAGATGCGAGACGCAGTAATGCGTAAACCACTCAGTGCTGAAGATCTTGTTATGGGTCTTCAGCTGGTCCACAGATCCCCGCTTTCCGTTCACGTAGATATACGTGAGTCCGAGGGCGTACCGCTTATGTGGTATAAGCCTTCCCCCTCCCGGAGAGCGCCAGTTGGTGCACGTACGGTGGCAGACATAGAGGGTGTTATCAACTCCCTTGATTGTTTGTCTCGGCGAGCTACTTGGACGTCCCAGAATATGGACATCCTTCAAGGCTCACTGCGTGGTATTGACCCTATTGAGAGGGACATTCTCGAGTGTAATCTTGAGGATGAACTTAAGAGTGGGTCACCGCCATTGGAGGAGGACTTTCGCCCCCTTATGGGTGTGATTGCTCTAATTCCAGAACCCGGTATGAAACTGCGGTTTGCAGCTAATCCGTACCGCCTTTACCAAATGGCTTTGAAACCATTAGGTCAAGGTTTGTATGATGCTTTGAAGCGGGTGCCGAACGACTTTACGTTCGACCAAAATGCCGGCGTCGAAGCAATTCGACAATGGCTGACAGAAGGTTACCCATCAATCAGCATGGATTTATCGAATGCTAGCGATAACATTCCGTTAGATCTTCAGCTCGAGCTGATGGCCCGTCTGGGAGTAAGCACCCGATGGATCCAGTTTTACCGTGATTGTTGTCGCGGTGACTGGTACCTCGACGTCACCCGTGGGAAGAAAGATCCCGTGCCCGAATGGGCACAAAAGACTCCTCGTCTTTTACGGTGGACGGTCGGGGCTCCACTTGGTCTGTATCCAGTGTTTGCCAGTTTTACTCTCTGGCACCACTCGATGGTTCAGGTGTGCTTCTCTGACCTAGGGAAACCAAAGGTTGGTGGAGTGTGGCCTTATGCCATCATTGGTGATGACCTATGGCTCGGCGACCCAGAGGTTGCGAACCTCTATGTCGACCGTATGAACGCCCTTGGTGTCCCAGCCTCAACCTCAAAAGGGTTGGTGGCTCCGGATACTGCCGACTTCGCAGGCCGCGTGATTACCCCTAACGAGGTAATTCAGGGTTTCAAGTGGAAGGGTCGGTGTAGCGACGAGTCATTTGTTGACTATTGTCGTAACATCGGTCCCGGGGCTTTGATTCTTATGAAGCCCCGCCAACGGAGGGTTATCAGTTATATAGCTGATTTGCCAGAGCCTTACGGCCTTGGTTGGAACCCTCTGGGCATCCCTCTCGAAGAGCGCCTGACCCCACAGATTGAAAGACTGTGGTCACGCGACGAGCGTGTGAGGACATTCGAGCGGGGTTCCGTCTGGCTCAATCGTATCCTGTACGCTGCGGGTTGGTTACACCGCACGCCATGGCTTAGTAATGAGCTTGACGTTGCTCCCCTAGCCTCCGACCAGGAGGCTCTGATGTTGTCT